AGCTATCATATCTGTTATCTAAAAACTTTTTGTACGGAACAGCTATAGTATCACCTGCTTCTGTTACAGCAAGTATACTCTCGACTCTGTTATCGTTGCTGTAATTATATACGTCACAGCTATATAAAGATACGAAAAAAACACTTAAGATCCAAATATTTTTCATAGTTTTAGCGTTGTTGGGTAACTATTATAAATAGGTTCAGTATTTGGGTTTTCTAATTTATACAGTTCATATATAAGTTTAAATAATTCAAAGTTTTTATGTATATCATCTATTTGTAGTAATTTCCATCCTTTACCTTGTATTACATTTTTCTGTTTACTCGGACCTCTTGAGTGTGCTTTTAACCAAAGTATACCGGTTCTTTCTATTTTTACATCTCTACTCTCTTGTAACCCTTTAGCATAAGAAGCTAATTGAAGGTCATATGATTTATGAATACTATTAGAAGTTTTTAAATCTATCAACCAAGTCTCACCGTTCATCTTACAGACAATATCTGCTGTACCTGCAAATTTATATTCATCGGACCATACAAATTGTTCTGAGGATATAAGTTCAGGTTTATAGGTTTTCCAAAACTCTGCAAATTTAAGTATCATTTCCCATACTATTTGAGAGTACTTGGCATTACCGTAATCGTCCATCCAAGAAACTTCTTGTCCTAATACTAATTGTTCTGCAGCTTCATGTACTTGAGTACCTTCTTTTCCTGCCTTACGCATAATATAGTCGGCTGTATGCCCAACGTCTTTGAGCCAATTCTCAAAAAACTTATTCTTGGGCATATACTGGAGTATAGTAGTTACGGACGGGTAATATACTCCTTCCGACCTTTTATAAACTCTCCTATCCAGAAAGTTAATTTGTTTTAATTCAGGGTTAAAATCTAATCTATTTTTAGCATTCTCTTTCAGAATGTTCATACCTTGTTTTATCATAGGTCTAATTTATGCAGCATTAGATTTGATAGATCTAATTCTTCTGCTTGTTGTACCAATTCAGTAAAAGCTCTGAAGCCCATATCAGAAGGGTCTTTATCAGGTAGGTCAATTAGATAAACTCTTTTACCTTGGTTAAGTAGTTGTTGTGACATCTCAAGCGCTCTATTTCTTGCATCTTGATCGAGTGCTATATAGACATCAGTTAACGGGCTTGTAATAATTTTTTTGTATAAAGAAGTAGAAATACTTTTACCTAAGATTGGAATAGCATTCCTTCTTATGGCCATAGCATCAAATACTCCTTCACATAAAATAATAGGGGTGTTCCAATTGATTAAGTTTTCGAAAAATATTATGTCTTTGGAAGACTCTGGGTTCTTGTATTTAAAGTAGTTGCCATCATAACTTCTCGCAATAAAATAGTTGAGTTGATTGGATCCATTATAACTCGGTATAATGACTCGTCCTCCATATTCTCCAGAAGTGGCGTACCCAATGCCATATTTAATAAAATCATTGTCGTTAAGTCCTCTCTCATATAGATATTTTTTGACTAAGTTTGCAACTATTGATGTACCTGATGCAGAATATAGTGGTTGATACTCCTTCGGTAACTCTATTATAGATAGTTGTTTAAATTCTATTTCAGTACCTTTTGGTAAGTACTTAAGGACCTCATTTGCTGTTTCTCTGGGTGTTTTAAGCTGTCTTAGTAGAGATCTTATAGTTCTACCTCTTGTTTGACATACCCAACATTCCCAAGGGTTTTGACCTTTTTCGTTTGTATGAAAGTTAATCTCAAGTTTTGGCTTTCGATGATTGCAAAAAGGACAGTGGAAAGCATAGTTATCTCTAGCTCTCTTATAACTTTTACCCAATATATTTTCTATTGACCCTAAAAGGAAAGTGTAGTCCATAAACCAGTCCGTATCTTAATAGAAAGATAAGAACTTTATTTCAATAAAACAACTATTTGTTTTCTAAAAGTTCGTTAATTGCTGATGATACTGTTTTTCTAAGTATCTCTTTGTTTTCTATATCTAAATAGTCTTCTAATTTAGTAGTTATAGCTTCAGTAAGACTGTTGATATCTTTTTCAGACAGGTCTATTTGCTTTCTAACGACTACTTTTTTATTTTCTAATATGACTTTTGATAACTTCATTATATATCGAATTCAAATTTTAAGGAAGGATAGTATTTTCTATCATCATCCTGGTCATAGTAATTACTGTCTGATTCAATTTCAAATCCTTTTGCTCTTAAAATATTTTTTAAGTTTTTCCATTGTGTTGGATCAACTGGTTCATTTTGAATAAATGTTACTTTACCAAACCCTTTAGAGGCTTTAGGTCCATCTTCAGCATAATACCCCATTGACACTCTTATATTTGGATTTTTATGAGAGGCTTGTAATTCACCTTCAAGTTTTTTAGCTTGTTGGTCGAATCTATTTTCAAATATTATACTACTCAGTTTCATTACCACAGTTACATTTATGACATCCAGGTTTTTTTATATTTTTAAATATAATGAATATGCTTGCTAAGAGCATTATCGATATGATTAAACCTTCGGTCATAGTTTATAAATTTTAAGAGTCAAATCACCTGTTCCTTTAATTAATCTATGATAAGTCTCTTTAGGTATAAATAGTTTGTTTTTTTGTAATGTACGTGGAATATCGTTATCTAATTGGAACTCCCAATCAGTATCGTGTATAGGTTCAATATACCTATCTTCTTTATCTCTATGCCATACGAATTCGAATGAGGGAGTATCTTTAGAGAACTCTCTTAATATATAACCGTCTTTTTTTTCCTCTATGTAAGGTCTCATTAACCTGCTTTAGTTTGTATTCTGTACCATTCAATTCCATCAGACCAAACCATTATACCTTCATATGCTTTATTAATAGTATATGAACCTGCTCCTCCGTCTACCGTTTGACCACTTCCAGATAAAGGTAGTAATTCGGCTCTAGTTGAAGTAGAAAATGTATTATCGGTAATAAACCTTATAGACCTATGGGTGTTTGTAGTGGTACTAGCATCTGGTAAATAAAGATTCATAGTACCGGTAGAGCCACTCCAGTCTAAATGTATCATTGATGTGTTTTCATATAGTGACCCGGTCAAGTAAAATTCTTGGTCTTCAGCTACAGTAATATTAACCGGTATTAGGTAGCTATTCGATGCTGAACTATTGTATGTTGCCCCTGGTATAGATGATGTAACATAGGTTGTAATTTGCTGTAATGTAGTATACCTTGTTTCACCATCTTGTACGTCTACAAAAAGCTCACTTCCTGTTAAAGGAGTGGAAATCGGTAGTTGTGATATAGGTAAATTAGGCATAGGTTGTAATATAAATTCCTGATCCGTTTTCTTGCTGTATTAAAGAAAGATCTTCTTGCAATAAAAAACCAGTTATCTGTAATTTAAGTTGTTTCGGACCTTTGCTTTGCTGATGTATTTGATTTGATAGGCCGTCTAAGTAAAAATAATACTGACGTATTTGTTCACTTTCTGTCAACACTTTAATATGTCTTTGATCTCTAAACTGTAGCCACGTTAATTCCATCCTACCAGTATCCTGAGAAGTTAGAACTACCTCCTAGTGATTTCCAGTATCGTCCAATATTACATGACCAGTATCCTGCTTTTGTTTTATCTTTCTTTTGAGCACATTTATGTCTTGCAGCAAAAGATGCTCTTGCACCTCTTTGTTTTAATTTAACTGAAAGACCAGTATCACCGAATGATACTTTTTTCACATTACCTTTCTTTGACTTAACGTAAACGTAGAATTTTTTACTACCACCTCTTTTAGGTTTGTTAAGAGCAACTTTTTTTCCTCTATATTCAGCTTCTGGGATATAATCAACTGATGCTTTTAGCATTTCAAACCCGTTATAATCAAAAGATTCATTTTGAAGACTAACAGCTTTTCTTAATTTGTTCATATTGATTGTTCCTCCTATAGACTCTACTAACTCTTTTATTTGATCAAAATCAATCATTTCATCTATTGATGTAGCTTCATCTATCAATTCATCGTTCTCAATCATTTCATCAATTAAACAGCCGATTTCAAAAAGAGGATTATAATTAGGGGATACCATAGGTAAATCTAAAGGAACTCTCATTCCATTGTATTCTGCATACTCTCCAATATCAGTAGTCTCTAATAACTCTTGATCTACCTCGTTTAACTCAATATCACCGTTTCTAACGGCTTCTCTTGCTTCAGCAAATAATTGTATAAATGCTTCAGAGTTATAACGGTAGACATGCTCATGTAATGAGAGACCATTGTCTAAGTGGTACTGTAATGATGGGTATCCTATTACCTCTCTTAATTTAATCATAATTTATTTTTTATCGGTAAATAATTGGCCTTTATCATCTTCATAAAAGCCTAATTCATCAAGAATCATATCTTGAACATTTTCATCTTTCATATCTATGATAGCGTCAGTAAATGCTTCTGGTCCCATAGCATTAGCTAATTTCATTAATCTTGATCTAGAGTAATTCTTTTCTTCATTAACCCCATATGTGATACAAGGTGTTTGTCCACATCCGCAGTTTTTCTCTTCTTTAAGTATTATCTGACTTAGTTTCATAGTTAAAATCTTTTCGGTAAAACTTGGCTAATATATTGTCGTTGATATATTCTCCATGCTCTAGTACCTCTTTTATAAATAGGTATTTACACTCAAAATACGTTAAAAGCTTTTTTGTAGGTACGAATTGTATGATTTCCCTAGAAAACTCTTCTTGTTTACCTTCTTTTAATAGCTGTTTGATAGTTTGATGTGAACCATAATAAGTTTTCCAATCAGATTCTTTAACTACTTTTCTTTTTCTTTTTTGACCTTTGAGTGGAGGTAGTTTTCTATTAAATTGAAGTACTTTTTTACCTAGGTATTTATCACCGGTTGGGTTATGGATTACTTCGTATATAAATCCAAACGTATTTTTAGGTATATCATCTATACTTTCAATAATTTTATTTTTATATTTCCACATATTAGTTTTCTCTTCGTTCTTCTGCTCTATAATGTTTAATTCTATCATGCCATATAGGTGAAGCGAGTAATACAGCAGGATTTAGATCTCCTTTTTTATTCATTTGGTACATATGAGACATCCAAGTCTGCTCGTATGGAAAATCCCATTTTGTATCAATAAACATTTTTTTATTACCTTTTTTAGAAACTATCATAGGCCAGTTAGAATAAGTTACTTCTCCAGTTATATATGCTACTTCATCTACTGTGTCTATGTTTTTGAAATTAGTTCTTGGTGCGTTAGGGTCTTTTCCGGTTTCCGGTAGTTTATCATAGTGAGGCCAATCTCTAGATCTAATATCTTGAGGTACATTGTACCATGCTGTTTGAATATTATTATCCCAAAATACTTCTGTAAAGGACATTTTAAGAAAATCAAAATCTTCTTTTAACATAATCTTATGTAAAATCTCATATAAGTTAGGAATATACTTTCTTAATCCATTTCTACAGTAGTTTCCTTTTTCCTCTTCTGAATTAGATGTCATATCATCTTCAAAGAAAAAATAATAGTCTGCATCTGATTCATGAAAGTGTTCAGCCGCCGCTTGTCTACCTCTGCATATACCTTTATTACCTTCTAACCAAATGTATTCAAAATTATATTCTTTAGCTATTTGTTCATTCTGTTCTTTAGCTTCTTTATCAGTTGAATTATCTAGTAGTATTAGATTTGGTACTTCTAACCATTCGGGTACTTTTTTCATCGACTCTATAGTATGAAGTAACTGTTCTGGGAAGTTAAATGTTAATATGTATAGATTTGTTTTAAGTGAATTTAACTTATTTCTAGTTATAATATTTGTACTTTTGGAAAACCTTTTAGGTACTTTTTCTAATTTTACGTTACCATTTAAAAGTGCTTCAGTAAATTTTACTATAAGTCCGTTACTGTCTAACATATACCTTTTATACATGTTAGGCTGTTTAACAGCCATAATAGAAAAAATGCTTTCTTCTGTACCCATATACCCTGCGTTTAATGTGTTCGATAGGGTTGAATAATAAGTAGAATTTGCCTCTCGTATTGCATCTTTATGTCCTCCAAATAGTCCACCTCTACATACGTACTTAACTTCATCCTGTGCGAATCTTTTTATGGCATTGTAATCAAAGCCATGTATTTCTCTATCAGTATTATAAGGGTAGCTCAAAAATAAAAAAGGGTCAGTATACTTAGTTATATGGTCTAAGCAACTATCGTTTACTAAATGACTCGCTGGGACTGTGTTAGTAATGCCAGCATCTAACCAGTAGAGGTATTCACTGTCAAAGGGATTATAGCAAACTGCATCATGTAACATAAACATTTTAGATTGTACTATAGGGTTATAGTATTCTAATTTAGCTTGGGGACTAGTTTTCAACCATCCGTTCTCTCCTGTTATATTTAACCATTTTTCATTACTCCTTAATTGTTGTGTTTTACTCCAGTGGGGTGCGTATATTTTTTTTATATCGTCTAATTCAAATATTTTCACAAAAGTATTATCTCTAGTTCTTCTTTCCCATATGAAAGACTCTAATGAACTAGGTACAAATAAAATCATACTAGCATCTATTTCTAGAAACTCACTAAATCTAGGTAGGTAGTGTGTATCGAAGGACCTTTCGTCTCTACCTATATTCCATAAACCGGTTACAATAGTCTTATTATTCATACTAAATTAAATATCCTTTACTTGAAAAATACTTAATGTTATCGTTAACTCCTTTATCCCTAAGTAAAAAACAGCCTTCTTCTCTATCATGATTCGTATGTGCTAAGACCGGAAAGGTGGTAACTCCTCCTATTTCTGTCCATTCTTCTTTAGATGATGGAATACGTTCTTTATTATAGAAAGTAACTACTTTTTCGATACCTTGCTTGCCCATATATGCTGATACTGTAATATCATCAGCCCAGGATTTATCTAAAAAGTCAGTAAAAAAATCTTTTTCAAAATATTTTCTTCTATAAGAAACTGTTTTGTAATGTTGAAGAATATTAACTTTTACATTTCTATCTATACTTACTACATAATAGTCTCTAATATCAGAAAAGGTAGGTTGTAGTGCTCTTAATCCGTCATAACCTACTGCACAGTTGTTAAATCTTTCTGTTTGATTTTTATATTGTTCTGAAACCATATCTGGGTGATATATCAGATCATCATCAGCAGTTATAATAATTGATTCAGGTTCCTTTATTCTTTTAATAGTATCTGCAATCTTGGTTATAGCTCCGTAGTCTTCTCCTCTAAAAATTTTTAAAATAGGATTAGCCTCTACTATTTCGGTAAGCCATTGAGGTACGGTGTATTCTTCTCCATCGTACTTATGTACGTGAGGGATGTTAAAATGTACTTCATAATCTTTAAAATTTTGAGTAACTAAAGATTCTATACATTTTTTTATTCCACCAGGATTTTCGTCCTTTAGTCTAGATGGTATGGTTGTTAGAGATACTACTGTTTTCATACTAACTGCTTTTCAAATTTTTCAGCCCAACCTCTTTTTTCACTATGCCCCCAGTATACTACTTTAGTTGGTTTTTTATCTGTCATAAACATTTCTTCGTAATGTATAGGTTTATTATTATTTAAAAATTCAGTTAACATATTACCTTCTATATATTTACTGTTAATGCCTATACCGTTTTCATCGTCAAAAGCTACAAGTATAAAATTATAATCTTTACCGATAAGCTTATCTATAGTTATATCAACTAGGTAATAAAAAGAAAACATGAAGCTGTTTTCCCATTCTTCTTCATTTTCTATAATAGGATTCGGAGGTATGCGGTTTTCTGATGTATATTTTTGAAAAGATTTTTTCTTAAAATGTATGCCTGCATACTTTTCATAGTCCCTAAGAGTTCTCACGTTTCCTAGGTCGTACCCGGTCATATCAAATCCATTGTCTTCAACTCTCAATAACTGTCTAATTTTAGCCCTTGCACTATCCTGTTGATCTATCCACTGTCTACTGCCTTTTTTTGATTGATCGTCCCAAACAAGTTTACCGCTTCTTTCTTCCCTCATAGTAGCATGCCATATAACTACTCTATGTGGATGAAATAAATCGTATCCATGTGTAAAACTTCTTACCGTTAAGTTTAGTTCCTCTCCTGAAAAAAATATATCTGGGTCATGTTTAATCTCTTTAGCCCATTTATTAGGTCCAAAACAAAAATGTCCAGATAAGAATCTAGCAGGAACAGGTTTTTTGAGTTTTTTCCAATCGGTTGAAAATGCAGTTGGTCTTATAAAAATAGTACCATGGTCGTAAAAAGAAGCGGCAGAGCTCCACCACGGTTCTTTTACTCTACCTTTTGGGTCATCAAAAGGATTATAATAAGGTAAGTAGCCGCATATAAGAGGATTGTGTCCTTCTTTTTTTAAATTATCATACCATTTTATTAATGTAGTATCCCAATTTTTAGTAAACCTATGATGAGCGTCTAATTGTAATAAAAAATCCTCATCTTCTAATAACTTTTCATTAATAATAGCTCTGGCATAAGCAAGTCCTTTTGCTTCTTCATACGGCATGTCGTATATCTTAAACCTAGGATCATCTCTATATTGGTCAACATTATCAAATTCATCTTCCGCATTAAACTGTCTACATATTCCAAAGTGTACTCTTTCAGGAAACTTAGCATTAGAAAGGGCTGAATTTATAGTTGGTACCAATTCTGGTTCCCTATATGCTGGTAGATGTATTAGAATTGTTCTCATTTTAGGCTAACTTCAAAACGTTCAACATAATCCTTAGATTTTGAATGTGGCCATACAACATATTTATCTGGGTATTTTCCGTCAAACTCTCTCCATATTCTTACCCATCCATCTCCATCTCTTGCTGCTTTTAAAAGCTTTTTTATCTCTTCTTCGTTAGCGTCATTTCTATCTATTACACTACCATCATTCATTTCAAAAGCTACCACCCAGTAGTCATAATCATTTTCTTTAAAGTGACTTTCATGTATATCAATACAGTGTTTAAAATATTCAACTAAATCTTTTTCATACTCTTTTTGTTTGCCAATAAAATCTAAACTAGGAGGTTTTTTATCTTTCGTATGTTGAGTTACTTTTCTATCCTTAAATCTAACACCTGCAAAATGTTCATAATCTTTTAAGCTTCTAACTGTGCCAAAATCATAACCTTCAAAGCTTTTATTAAGTTCTTCTGTTCTTACTATACCGTCCATTTCATGTAACTGCCTATATCTTAAAAAAGATTTAGAATCTATTTCTCCCCAATTTTGGTGATCGTCCCAATGTTTTTTGAATCCACTTCTTCCATAAAAATGCCATGCTATAATTTTATGAGGATGAAAAATATCATAACCCCAAGTAAAAGCTCGTGCTGATATACTTGGTTCTTCTCCGTGGAAATACATATTAGGGTCATGAGGCACTTCTTTGCAAAACTCTCCAAGTGTAAATGCAAAATGTGCCGAGTAAAACCTAGTCATTATAGGTCCTTTTAAATTTTTCCAATCAGGGACTGTAGCAGGAAAAGTATATATGTATCCTTGTGGTGTAAATCTATTAAAATCTAACTGCCATACTTCTTGAGTTCTACCTTGAGGATCTTTTTCAGGAAAGTAAGAAGGAATATAACCTGATAGTAAAGGTTTCTTAAACCCTCTTCTTTGTAGTCTAACTAACATGTTAATTAACTCCTTATCCCAACCTTTTATAAATCTATGGTGTGAATCTAATTGAAGGGTATACTTTTCATTACTGTACTCCTGTTGAATTTTATTTCTAGCCCAGCAGGTTCCTTTAGATTCTTCATGTGGTATAGATAAAATATTTACTCTTTCATCTTCTTTAAAGCTATCTAAATTATCCCAATCGTCATCCCCGTACTGATGTGCAATACATACTTTAAGATTATCCGGGTAGTCTGCGTTTATAAAAAGATCTTTTAATGTGTTGTTTAGTTCAGGGTCTCTGTATGAGGCTATTTGAACAAATATAGTATCTTCTTTTGTTATCTCCACTTGTTGGCTTTTAGTGTATTCTGCGTCAATTTCATCCCATTTACCCTCAGGGCAAGCACCATCTATAGGAGAGTAGACCTTACCTTTAAGAGCACACCCACAGACAGAACATCTATGAATTCCTAGGTTAGTTACTTTCTTATCACATGAATTACAAACTTCAATTCGTTTGGCTGCTTTTTCAGCTTGTTCGTCATTGGGATTAAAAGCTATACCCCAAGCTGTAAAAATTTCTTGTAACTGGTTCATAACTCAATAATAATATACGAAAAAAAAATCTTTTATACAACTACTTTTTAACTACTATAGTTCCAGTAAACGTAGTATCGAATGTAACAGATATTGAGCTCGTGTTATTAGATAGTACTGTTCCAGGAACAACTTGTTCTTTACTACTATTATATGCCTGTACAATAGGATAATCCTCATCTAGGCTGTGAGTTATCGTATAGGTATTAGAACCAGAAACTGATTCTTTGTATAAATTACCTATCTGTAAGGAATGTGTAACTGCTGTAAAGCTTCCTGTTCCGTGTGAAAATAAGCTAAGTGTATTGCCGTCAATTGAGCTAGAAATGTAAGGTGTTGTGAAATTAGTATCTAATTCGTTGTACGTAAGCAGAGATCCTTTTGTGCTTCTTAAAGTTATAGCCATTTTAGATATCTAGTTTTATCTGTATTGTTGTTTCCGTATTTTTTGATTTAGGTAGTGGTTTGCTCAATTTTGCTACTGCTATCAATTCATTACTATCGTTATACAGTCCTACAGTTGTAATGTAAGGTTGAAAATAAGACCCTGTAATATTATCTCTTAGACTGTTATCGCTACCTGTTAATGCAGTAGGGTTTTGAGTAAAGTTATATTCGTAGTCAGGTAGTCTCACAGTATAGTTATATGTGTATATATCAACGTTAGACTTCCAAGATATATCTTGCTGAGGGTTTACTCTGTAAAACCCTTCTTGTTCTGCTTCTGTAATAATAGCTTGTCCGTGTGAATATACTATAGTACCAACTTGTGATCCAGTAATTGAAGAGGCTCTTATTATTCCTTCTCCGTCATCGTACAATTTTTCAGATTCATAAGTATATCCACTTGGTATGTAACCCCCTGATGCAAACTGTGATTCTACTCCAAATCTAAATGTACCTGGTTCTACTCTATTACCGTATTTACTTCTAGGTATAGAGTATACCATAGCATTATTACCTAATGCCCTTGAACCTGTTGCTAGAGAAGATTCTAAGAAATTTTCGTAGCTACTACTAACTTCTAATAACCCTGATGAAGTGTTATGGTTTTTAAAGTAAAGTTGAGAGAGACTACGATAGACTAATGAGGGATATTGTCCGTCACCTACATCCGAACCTGAGTAAGTGTTTTCATCAGAAAGGTAGAAAGTTGCTGTAGAACTAGAATTAGCTTGTAGAACTTGTATACCGTATGTGTCTAAAGATCCACTGCTTGCAGACCAAGATTTTTTAGCGGTATAAGATGTTACATAAACATCTTGCTGATTTAGTTTCTTCCAAGCTCCCATTCATTAATAATCAAGCTTTACTCTAATGAGTGACTCTTTTGTGAAATCTTTTAATAAAGGTCTCGAGAGTTTTGCAATACCTAGTAGATCGTTATTATCATTATAAAGACCAACTGTGGTTACATACGATTGTGGTGAATCTACCATTACACTGTGTCTTAATTCTCCTGAACCTGTTATATTAGAAGGGTTTGTAGAGTAGTTAAATTCACTGTTTCTTGCTCTAACGAAAATATAATTAGAAGAAACTGTTTCTTCAGATCTTAAGGTAAACGATGCTCCATTTGAAATTGCATTAAAAAGCTTTACATTATTAATTGAACTAGTTGTAATTAAAGCAGATGTTCCTAAACCTACTCCACCGTATGCTGTTGAGTTATCTAAAGCGTCCCCGTTAAGTAGTATTACTCCAATATCCGGTAAAAACTTACCGTATGATCCAGATGTACTTGTATAACCGTAAGTTCCATCTGTACCGGTTCCTGTTGACCTAACACCAGCTGCACCGCTTATAATATTATACTCTCTTCCTGAGTCTCCGAAAGTATTAGTTGAAACGTAGTTACTATCATCTGTTAAGCTAAGAGTATCTGAACCTACTGTTAGCTTTAAAGTTAGAGAACCTGGTAGTAGTTTTTCTTTATATCTTGCTCTTTCAACAGATATTGCATAAACCGACTCTACTGTAGTTCCTGCAAAGTTTAGGTTAGTCTCTTCTGTCCCGTTTATTAAGTTTCTATACTGTTTGTACACTACCTGTGAAGGTGCTGCTCCAGATACCTGAGAGTTAATTGGAATTGAACCGCTTCCTTGTAAATGTCCGTATGCTACAGAAAACTGTATTTCTGCTGAGCTTGTTTGTGCAAAATTGTCTTTGTACACGTTATAGTAATAGTCACCACTAATTCTAGCTGTTTGAGCTGAAGAGGTAAAAAAAGTATCTAAAGTTACTTTATTGTCTGACCATGCTGGTGCTGTGATTGAATCAGCACTTATTACTATATCTTCTTGATCTAATCTTTTGAATGACATAATTAATTATTTACTTTGATTATAGTTACCGGTATAGTTACTCTAGCACCTGAATCTCTACCTACAATTTGTATAGTTGTTTGTAGTTGAGTTCTAGAAGTACCAAATAACGTATTTATTGAAGTAGCTGTTAGGTTTATAGAGGTACCTATAACTGTCTTAGAAACGTTAGTTCCTATAGTAGTTGTACTGTTTAATCTTTCTGCTTCTTCTGTATTGATACCTACACCTGTATAGTTAGACAGTACTCTTACATCAGCAATAGTTGCTGTATATCCACCTGCTTCAAAAGTTGAAGTGGCTCCTAAGTAGTTCAGCGTTTGAGGAGTAATTGCAAGAGATGCTCCTTGTTTTAATGTTATCGCTGCATACCCTGCTTCTAATAAAGGTAGTTTAGATGTACCTCTAGGCAGTGTTGAAAGCTTATATTTCATTATCTGATTTTCGTCAGGGAAAGCTTCTAGCAAAGGCATATTTTCGATAGCCTCGCCGTAAAACGCCGATCCAGATGGATGTGATGTATTATATAGAGTATAATCAATTTCATCGTCCGAAAGGGCAAATTGAGTAATTTTGAAAGAGCCATCTCCTCTTGCTAAGAGCTCTCTTCCTTTCTTTGTTAAGATTGCGTCGACTGTTACGACCGAGTTATTTAAATATCCCATAATTTTATTCTTTTATATAAATATATTGTTTTAATGTTTTTATGTAGTACACGTATGAATGTTCCATATGACCCTGCCTTCATCATTTACATACAGTATACTTTTTGTTTTTTCGATGTAGAGTTTTTTATCTGTGAGTTTTTCTGCTTTTGTAGTATCAGCTCTTAGTATGGTATCACCTACTACCTTTCGAACCTCTATTATATCTGATGGTAATGAGGGTGTGTAACCTGTAGCACCTGTAAGTAATGAAAGTTGGTCTCTATTACCGTAGTAGTTTCTAACTACTCCATAACTTGCTGTAATATTAGGTAATGGTCCTCCTGATGGTCCAACCTCTAGGTTGACAGAGGTTACCTGCATTCTTTCAGGGTATGATGAGCGATTAGTTGTAAATATATCTCCTACTTCTAGATCTAATGCGTATCCGTCAAAACTACTTGTAAGAAGTTGGGTGGGACCGTACCCGTTAAAAGTAATTGTAGTCTGTGTTGAGTTCCATCCTGGGTAGACTCTTACTTTATCTATTACTGTATCTATAAATCTTATATCGGGTGATGTTGCTAGTTGCTGGTTTGAGCCAGATAAATCTAGTACTGAAGGTGCATATAAAATATCTACAAATTCTCTATCAGCTAAGGATTTAGAACATATATCTACTATTGTAGAGTTAGATTGATCAGCACTAACTAAAGGATTCTTATCTAGTTCATATACCTCTGCTTGTACAAGTGCAGGTCCAAATACTGGTTCTATACCGTATTCTTGTTTAGAGGTTTCTGCTCCTCTATACCTACTATTTAAAATTCCTTCTGAAGTATAGTAAGAATCCGGCACTTCTGCTAAAGTAGCTGATTCTGAAATTATATTATTAATATTAGTAGGAGTGATTTGATCTCCTACTCTATCTACATCAAATAAGTACCCACTTGCTCTACTTGAAGTTGCATTAGAAAAAGGAGCATTATAATTACTATTACTAAAATTAGCAGGTTCTGGTCCTGGGGAGAATGTTGTGTTAATGCACAGTCCAGTTGCTAATTCTGATAATCCTCCGGTTGGTATCATAAAAGGGTCTACTGTATAGTGATAGTAGGGTGTAGGTCCTGACTTATATGTACTCTCTGAAATAACTGCCACATATTCTGTACTGTTGTAATTAAACCCTATTTTTGTGATTTCAGACAACTCATCATATATTATCCTATTACTACAGTCTCTAGTTGATACGTTTATAGCTTGTATCTCTAAAGATGAACTAATATTCTCATAATAGAAATTAAGAGTATTATTTCCCGGTGGTGTATTGGAAAATTCAGTTAGTGTTGGCATAATCTACTTTCTTTTTGTATGAAACAGGTTATTCAATACCTCCTCCACCTCCATCACAGTCTATTGATGCAGCGCTACTTGCATAACTATTAGGATCTGTGTTAGTTATCTGTATAGTACTCCATGTAGTTCCGTCATCTGTTGTAGATCCAAGTCCAGGATAAGCTGCGCTGATAGCCCAGTATCGTGTTATTGTTCCTGATCCGACTATTTCCTCGCTTAGTTTGATAAAGTTAGCTGGATCTGTGTTACTTGCCGAACCAGTATCCGAGTAAACAGTTCTGTTGCTATTCTGAATATCAGACGTAGTAAACGGTGTTGGTAAATAAGCCCATGCTGGGGTTTCCATACTATAGCTTGCACTACATAATCCTTCAGTAGTAGTTGCACCAACAGCAGGACCACCTATATAGAATTGTTGAATTGTGTCAGATTGAGATGAACATTCTACTTGGATCGATGATAATGTACCGAAACCGATAGATATATACTTAGACCCTGATTTAATATATCCTGTCTCTTGGTTAGGATCTGCAAGGTTTTTACTGTTATACAATTTCATTAAACCTGTTGCATAGGAAGCAGTAAGGTTATAATATGTTGTTGATGTAGACATGTCACAAACTGATCCAGCATCACCGTTAACCTCTGATGCTTGGAATTCATACCATACTACTGAATTACTAGGAGTAATACTAGGAGTAACCGATGGTGAAGCTCCTGGTGCTGGACTAGATGCTGGTGGACTAGATGCTGGTGGGGTAGCAGCCGGGCTTGAAGCTGGTGGACTAGAGTTTGGAGGAGATGCAGATGGTGATGGTGATACTGGTACCCAAGTAACGTAAGATTCTTCCCCTGTACAGGTTCCATTTTCTACACTACATGTTATTGCATTTACACTATCACTACTTGCTGTAAACCACATACCGGCTGACAGACTAGATGCAGCTATACCGCTATTTGGACTTACAGTACCTGTAGATACTGAAGCTGCATATGTTGTTGCTGTACCACTGTGGCTTGATCCACTTGAGGTCATCGTTATAAAAATCGTTTGTGCCATTTGTTATAAATATATATTTTTTATCTTTTTCTTATTTTTTAACGTTATGGACAGTTACATGTTGAACATGATGTTGTAAATGCTGAACCGTTCCAGTATCTTGTCTCTGTACCGTCGTTATAATGTCCTGCAAGTGCTCCTCGTGTACAGTCGCTAAATCTTCTCAGTGTTGTAGCTGTACATAAATAACCCGTATCAGACCATACAGATACTGGGTTACCACATGCTAGTTCACAGGACTCTGCATCATAGTCAAGGGAGTGTGATGTTAAACCACTACATGGATTACTAGCACTACTACTAGGAGTCACACTTGGAGTAGCTGATGGTGATGGGTCAGGTGCAGCCGGGCTTGAAGCTGGTGGACTAGCAGCCGGACTTGAAGCTGGTGGACTAGCAGCCGGACTTGAAGCTGGTGGACTAGCAGCCGGACTTGAAGCTGGTGGACTAGCAGCCGGGCTTGATGCTGGTACTGGGCTAGAAGCTGGTGGACTAGGAGCCGGGCTTGATGCTGGTACTGGACTTGAAGCTGGTGGACTAGGAGCCGGACTTGAAGCTGGTACTGGGCTAGAGTTTGGTGGACTAGTCGAAGGAGTTGCTGTTGGAGTTTTAGATGGAGCTGGTAATGTGCTTCCTTCCGGTGAAGGTGATGGTGATGGTGATACTTCACATTCTAAACAGTCTGTATAAACTGCTAGGTAGTCGTTAGTACTGCTTAATGCTTCAGCATCATCTATCGTATAACATCCATCAGGCATTAATACTACATCATTTACTCCGATGCCTAGACCTACTCCAGCAGGTATTCTAACATCACTATATGCTCCTCCTGCTGATGGACATGCTGTAAGTGTGTAGAAGTTATAGTTAGTAGTAGGAGAAGGAGTTACTGTTGGTGTTACCGACGGTGTCACAGAAGGTGAAGGATCCGCACATCCTGTTAAGCCTCCACAGCTACTTTGTATCTCAATTACATCAACTGTACAGTCAAATTCTGCTTGAGAATGTGATGCAATTTCCCAACATGTAGTATCTACCATTTCACCCCATGTACAACTACCACTTACTCTAATTCCTAGACCTTCTGATCCTGCTCCATAAGATCCACTAACTCTTACAAGTCTAGTTGTACTAAAGTCGTTACACTCCCTAATTAAAAGGTTAGAGAATACTGTTGGAGTAGCAGAAGGAGTATTAGAAGGCGGTACATAAGGACAAGTTACTATAGAATCTATATTACTACCTGTACCGTGGAACGCTGAGTTAATTAAGATAGATACACTACCACTTACTTGACCTTGTATATCAGACGCACCGTACCAAGTTAATCCACCACTATAAGGCATAGTTAAAGCAGAATCAGTAAAGATAGTATCTGATGTAGTAATGTTGGATACACTAGTTATACTTGATGTTACATACGCTGAATAATGTGTTATTTGAGCACATCCTTCTTGAGCTGATCCTGAACCTCCTTGTTCTGGTGCTCCTAATCTTATCTCATTATAAATTACTGGAGAAGGAGATGGAGTTACTGATGGAGATGGATCTACAGTTGGACTTGAAGCTGGTGGACTAGTTGATGGACTAGCAGCTGGACTAGCAGCTGGACTAGCAGCTGGACTTGATGCTGGTACTGGGCTTGAAGCTGGTGGACTAGCAGCCGGGCTTGATGCTGGAGGACTTGATGCTGGTGGACTTGATGCTGGTGGACTTGATGCTGGTGGAGAGGCAGATGGTGATGGGTCTATATGTGTTAGAGACCCTGATATTGTAAAGCTACAGTCTGTTGATACAGTAGGAGAAGGTGTTACTGTTGGTGTTACTGTTGGTGTTACCGACGGTGTCACAGAAGGTGAAGGATCAACTGATGGACCTGTAGATGCTGATAATATAAAATTACATCCTGCAGAGGTAAAGGTGTATTTAAACGATGCATTACCGAATGTATCGTACTTATATATATTTTCATCGTTGAGTTCAGAGGTAGAAGCTACAACGTAGCTACCAGAAAGTTCTCCGTCATATTTAGGTTCTTCTTGATTATGGTATGTATAGGTAGCTAAACCGTCTGGGGTCATAATAGATTCTGAATAGGCTGCCGTATATTGGTCTCTTCCACCGAAAGAAGCTCCATCGCTTCCTGTTCTGCTTCCGCTAGTTATAGACCCAGAGTATTCATTAAAAGAAAATGTTCCAGTTACCTGTTTTGCTTTATTTCTTTCTAGTATATGAGGTTTTACAATAATACCTGTACTAAGATTAGATCTAGCTGGTATGAAGTCTTTTACTGTCTTAAATACTACGTTATCGTAAAATTTTAATATTCTAGTAAAATCTTGTTGATTATTTGATCCTGTGAGTATATTTTCTAATATACTGTTAGAGCTAGAAATTAAATCTGCATAGCTACTAGATCCTGCTAAATTAGGATCACCAATAAATTCATCTATGTTATAACTACTAGAGCTGAGTGAATTTAAAATAGCTTCGTTTATTACATCTGTTTGAGAATATCCTATTTCTACTGCATGACTATCATTACTGTACTTTTGATCTCTTTTTAAAATAGAAGTATATTGTGATAAAGTATTACCGGTTGTAGTACTCCCAGTATCGTCTAATCTTACCTTACCTACAGATGAAGTTGTAATAAGTAACGGTCCTATATTAACGTTTTCCGTAGTGTTTGATCCTCCTACACTTTTAACTTTCAACCCAGTGTGTGAACCTGAGCTGTATAATGTTGGTATACCGAAAGAGTTTAGAAGTGCTCGTACTCCTCTTTCTGTACCTTTAGATTTTAATAGTAGAGGAAGGTTGTGATAGAGTCTCTTGTAAAGTTCTTTTCTATAATTCTCTTCTGATGTTGCATTATTAGACGCTGATGTAAAATTAACAACTTGTTCACTACCTGTATTATACAGTTCTCCAGTAAAAGTTTTAAATAAATCTTCAGTTGATTTATTACTAGTATATAACTTTATTCCAAAATTTCTTAATGCATCTTCTACTAAATCTTTTGAAATACCTTTATTAAGTCTATTATCGCTATTATACTTATTTGTTACTGCTTTTGTATAAATCCATATATTATCGAAATGCTGAGCTATCATATGAATGAACGTAGCATAAGGTGCATTATTAGGATCTTCTCTTAAGTAGACAGGTACTGTGTTAAGTAAAAGGTTGTTATTGGTATCATCATAAGTTGATGATGAAAGTAATTGATCAGCATACCAAGAGCCGGTAGCTGATCCGGTTGCGTTAATATAAGGTTTTAAAGTATTCTGTTTAGGCCATGATGTAGAACCACTTTCGTAATAAAGGTGCCTATCGTAGTGATCAAAATTATCTAGAATAGTTTTTATTTCACTTTCATAAAAATCCCTACTTCCTGATATACCAGCAGCTGTATTACTGCCGCTTTCTATTTCATTTAGAGTAGTCTGATATCCTTCTATAAGATCTAGCTTGTATTTAAAGTTTCGCAGTCTTTCGTTTATAGAGCTAAAGTTTGTAAATTCACTATAATCAGAATAATCAATACTAAGGTTTATACCTTTTTCTGCAAACAAAGAGTTTAATTCTCTATAAGAATTCTGGGTAGGGTAACTAAAAAGCTCGTTATAGTTGAATAGCTGAGAAGGTATATTTGATTCGTTAGTTTCGAACTCAGATTCAAAATTTGGTCCTTTTATGTAGGGTATTTCTATGAGATCAGAAACCGTTTCTGCGTCTATCTGGTATGCTACAGAATCAGTAATAATTTGCTGTATAGATAGTTTATCTTTTAGTACTATAGACTCTGGTAGGCGTTCGTATAATTTTACAATTACAGATTTATAATCTTTATAATCTAGAGTTTTAATATTAACTCCGGCTACTATGTTGTTGTTTTGAAAATTAAGTCTTAGGTTATCGTAATAAGATAGTTTATTAAAATTAGATTTTATTATAGATGTTTTTCCCTCTACAGCATTACTGTCAAGCTGTGTTGTTAACAGTCTTATTTCTTTTCTATCAGGGGAAATTTCTTTAATGTAAAACTCTACTTTCTGTGTAGATTCACTATATAGATCTTTTAGAAAATTATATACGTAGACTACACCTCCATTCTCATACTCACTATCTTCAATATCGTCTATTGGATCTAAAGTGAAAAAGGATCCTCCAGAGTTACCAGCAGTTTCACTACCTTGAAGAAATTTTACATCTTGATAATTGTAATTAGACTCTAATAGGTCTCCGTCTATAGAATACACATGAAGCTCAACAACATCCTTAGATAGGTCAAGTTTAGAGTTTATCTGAAATGAGTCTATTATTTTAGAATCACTGCTTGATAAATTCTTGAACCCTATAGGATCAACGTTTGTGACTGTGTATTTAGTTTGTGCCATTCTGCTCTTCTGTGTACTCTTGTGCTTCTAACAATTCTTCATTTGCTAATAGTAGCTGCTCTCTTAGACTTGTGATTTCATCTAATAAAGGTTGTATACTATCAGTATCGGTTGCAAGTTGGTACAGCTTTGAGCTTTCTTTTACTAAAAACTCATGTGAGTTTGATAATCCTTCTACAGGTATCTCGTAAAAAAGTTTATTATATAATCTGAACAGCTCTTCTACTGTGTCATTGTCTTGTTCTACTGTAGGGTCTATAAAAGTCTCAAAATCTGTATTAACAGCTTTTTCAAAATCATCTTTCTTTATTACTGTTTTTTTTGCTTGTATATTAGCCATTTCTTACTACCTTAAAAGTATTATCATTATTAATAATAGCTGTTGTACCGTCTAATTCTGTTTTTACAAGTATTCTATAAAATCTCTCTGGTTGTAGTCCATCCATGTAAACGTCAAAGTATGAACCAGATGCATCACAAGAAATCTTTGTAAAATCGTTATCGAAATCAATTACCATCTCCTCAGTAAAATCGTCTTTCAACCCCCAGTATGACTGTGAAGGTAAAGCGTAATTTGTTCTATAAACAGATCCTGTTGTAAAAGTCCTAGTTGGGTACTTAGGTCTTGCTAGCATCCTGAATCTCAGTTTACCTACGTCTGGGAATTCTCCTTTGTTGTTTGTAACATCTATCTCTGCTTGTGAAGTTGTTAATAGTGTAAGACTACCAGTTACATAGTTACTATCATCCCATTTTATGTCAAGTGTAGGAGGGTATATAGTATTGGTGTCCCCACTGTAGTACTTATGTCTTACTGAAGATGTTAAGCCAAACTCTATTTCATCATCAAGTTTAAGTATAAATCCGTTGTTAGTAATCGAACCGGTATAGTGTAGCAGTACTGCGTTAGTAACGTCAATACTTAAATCTATATTATCGTTCAATTCAAAGGACTGTGATGTATGTAAATCATATCCGTTTGAACCTGTATACCAGTTACCTCCGCCTAGATGGGTAGAGTTGTAAGAGCCTGTAACGTTTACGGGCATGGTAATAGTGTTGTGTGGTAGAGTCCATGAATTTGTATTTTGAGCTCCTGCATATCTCCAAGTACATCCGGACTTATCATAAGGCTCATCTCCGTACTTACCTACTCCTCCGTCCCAGTACTCGTATATTGGATAAGCGTGTACTGAATGAGATGTTGGTGTTTCATATGCTGATGCTAGTTTGACGTTTATACTTGCACTAAAATTAGTGCTTCCTACTTTATTGTTTACCACATTAGCAATTTCACTATCTTTAAAGTGCAGAAGTACTCTAGATGCTTGTCCAACTTCTAGTACCGGGTAACCACCTAGCTCAACCATTTCATCGTATCCGGCATTAGCTATAGGTACCTCTGTGAATATGAATGTATCTTTGTCGGGAAATAATTTATATACTGCCATGTTATAATGTTGTTGTTCTTCCTTTTATATCAGTGTTTGGAAATTTTACTTCAAATATACACGGATCATATGATGGGTATACTATATTATTTTTAGTTGCACCTTTTACATCATAGCCGTACTGTGAGTAGTTTCCTCCTGCTTTGTTGACTATTTCTATCTTTTGAACAGTTTGTACTCCTTCTACTTTGTCAAGTTCTTTAAAAAGATCAGATATATTAATTGATTGATTTATATGCCTTTTTGTAGTTTTAAAGTAACTTTGTAATTTTAAATTACAGTTTAATAGTACATCTCTACTGGTAAAATTTGGTCTTACTATAATTTCGTACTCTATTCCTATGTTTACTATAAATGCATCTTTTATTGAAATACTATCTGTTACCATTGTATATTCTGATAAATAAGTTTTTAGGTTATTTTTTAATGTTGCTGGTGCATTTCTTAACGTGCTATTATTGTCATAAGCTAATACATAAAGTGCTATCGCTAAAGGATTATTATTTACTAGTCCTTGATCATTTGTATTAGTAAGCTGATCTTGTGTAGCGTATGCTTTAGCTATACTGCCGTATTTACTAGGCATAGATAGTGCTCTTACAGTATAGTCTTGTAGAGTTACAGTCCTGTTCTGTTCATTAAAGGCTCTCAGAGAGTTTTCTCTCAACTCATCTGCCGTATCTCCGTCTCTTCCTCCTGATGCTGGTTTTGCATTATTCACAGTTATTGAGGTTGTGTTAGTGCCTGCAATACTATATTTTTCAGTAATAGTATTTGCTTTAACATTAGAAGTTACTCCTCCACCTACAAGGTAGTTAACAGTTAAGTTTGTAGTAGGGGCTATTCCATAGGCTTGGCTATATAAAAAGTTAGATGGATCATATGCATAATCTATTCTTGAAATACCTTGATTAGTTGCGTTTCCTACATTTGTAGCATCTGGTAGTATAACAGAGTCGTCACTACTATTTGTACCGGATCCAAATTGTATTTCTAAATTACCGTTAGATTGAAATCTTGTTACAAACCTCCTAGGTACCTTCTGTAGGCTTAGTACGTACGGTACTCTATTTGAATCTGAGTTAGAATTTGAATCGTCTTTATATATAGTATCTTGACCTAAAAACGGTACTTCGTACCAAAAATTACCATCACTATCTACGATACTGGAGATTCCTACTATATTTTTATCTGTTAAAGTGAGAGTTTTAAACTTTTCTACAGTTCCGATTGTGAACTGTTTTTGTTTTAATTCTCCAGAAAATGCTTTAACTTTCTTTCTAAGTAAAAACTGTGCTGGATTGTTAGATCCATCGAAGGAGTTTATAATTACTTCTGTAGGATCGAAAGAACTAGAGTAGGTAAAATCAACAGCTTGATCTACTAAAAAGTTTGTTTTAGAAGTATCTGATGATCTATATATAGCGTTTGCGTTTATATTTGCAGCAGTTGACCAGTCTGGATTGTATGAACCATCTGCGTTTACTACCTGTGATAGGGTGAGTTCAACCTCTGATACTCCGGTCACTTTAGGTTTATACCCCATCATATATGCTAAGTTAAATAAGTTCTTTGGGTTTTTTGCATATGTTAAAAAGGTTTCCTGAAGCTGCGTATCTTGGTAGAATGATAGTACGTCTCCAACATATGATGCCATTTCTATGAACATCATACCGGGTGAGGTAGCTGAAAAATCATTATAGCTATCTGGGAAATAGTTTTTAGTGTACTCTATTAATTGAGTTCTAAAATCAGAGAACTCTTTATTTATGTATTTTATTTGTCTTTGCTCAGCCATTATTGTTCAAAGTTTATTACTAGTTCATCCTGTACGTTTGTATCTCTTATTGAGTAACGTAGAAAGAATATTACTGCGTTAGTGTCTGGATCTGATGCTACTTGAATTAATGTAGGTTGTATGTTTGGAAAAAAGTCTGTAAGATCTTTTTCTATTGTGCTCTCAATTAAGTCAAGTTGATTTCTATCTATATTTTCGAATAATAAAGATTTAATGTTAGATCCAAAATTAGGGTTCAAATATCTCTCACCTTTATTAGTTAAAAAATAGTTTATTAAGTTAGCTTTTAGTGCATCTTTTGTTTCGTACGTAGAATTAAACACAGCGCTTCCTTCAAATGGAAGGTCTACTCCTATAGCCTTTCTAGGCTGTAGGTCTAATGGGTTAATTCTTTTTACGTTGAATGCCATTCTATCCTAATCTTGCTTTATCTTTCTTATTAGCAGCGTCTAATATGCTTTTTGCTTTACCTACAAAATCAAGTTTAGAAATATCTATACCTGGCTGGTTTCCTGACATTCCCATATTAGAAGCCACGGAAGAAGCAAAGTTTGGTTTTTTAACCATGTCAGATGTTCCACCATATACCTGTTGGTACTCACCACCGGTCATAGATGCTTGAGTCTGTTCTAACATGCTCTGTATTTTATTATCTTTTGTAAACTTTATATTAGTTGCTTTTGGTTTTTGATTGGTAAGCATTTCATCTAAAGTTGCACTCTTACCTACAGACCATTTTTTCTTTTGACCTTTAGGTACTTCTTTCATTCCACCACCTGGGGTGCTGGCTGCTTTGACTGCTTCATTAAGGATGTCTTGTAACTCTTCCTTTACTGCAGCTTTTACTTCTTCTCGTATGATTTTTCTTAATTGATCAAGTTTCATATATATAAATAG